GAAGAAGATGAACCATTCGTACCAAGTCCAGATGTTAGTCCTGAACCACAAGCACCTTTAAGAAAAGGAAAACCTATAATGAGAAGCTTCAAAGATGATTTTGATGGAAAAATGGAACGTATGGATAAATCATATCACAAACCAGTTAAATACAAAAAATATTAATAATGAAAAAACTATTATATGAAGCCCCCGTTGATGATTTCTTGAGTTCAGAAGCTAAAGAAAAAATAATGGGTGCTCAGAATAGAAAATATCAGAAGGCTAAAGAGGAAGGTGGTAGTAATAATAACATGATGTCTTTAATGAGTTATTTACCATCATTAGAAACCCAACACAAAGGTAAGTTATTAAAATTAGCTTTAGCTTTATTTTTTAATAAATTTCCAAAAATTAAAGAAAGGGTTGATAAAGGGACTGTTAAAATGGACGTACAGTTTTCAACTGGAGCAACAGTAAGAACTACATCTCAAAAAATATCCCCTCAACAAATCGAACAGGCGAAGGAATCTGATCCTGAGTTTGATGAACGTGTGAAAGCTAGAAACTTTATAAACGCAACAACTCAAGGAAGTGCATGGTCGGAAGGGTTTAATTCATATAAAGAAATTGAATCTCAACTAAATCAACTAGACCCTGAATTAGTAAATAGGTATAAACAATTTGAAAGTTCCGCAACTGTTTTTTATAATGATAACACATCGATGTTGGAAAGAATGGCGGAACAAGCTGTTGGTAGAGTTGCGTTTGCAGATGTTATACCTGACGGGAGTGAACCTGGCACTTGGATAATCATTGTTAGATCACCTCATTTCCCTCTTTTAGTTCATGAATTGTTTAAATCAGGTAGATATTTTAATTCCTTGCTTTATTTACCAAAAGATAAAACAGTAAACAATACTTTAACTAAAATAACCGATACTCACAAACATGAAATTAAAAACATGATAACGGGTAGAGAAATTAGTTCAAAGTTAAGGTTTTTATGGGGTGAATTGGTTGATGGGTATGAACCATGGATGGATAGTGCAATTCAAACACAATTCAATAAACTAGCAAATGACAATCCGAAATTATTTAATGAAATAATGTATGATGGTGTATTATCAGGTAAACCTTCTGGTATGGATAAATTCGAAAAATTCTCACAAAAAATTGTAGATACAATAAAGAAAAATCCACCAAAAGTTGAGAAACCTAATTATGATGAACTAATCAAATCTGAAACAACAATTGAACCTGAAGATGATGAAGAAGAGGATTTAAGTTGGTTGGATGACGATATGGATGATTTTAATGTTGATGATGAAGAGGAAGATTAAAAAATAACCAAAACCCCCATTTAGAAATAAGTGGGGGTTTTTATATTTATATAAAAAGATTATATGAGTTTAACAAAAGAACAAGTAATGATGGAATATGTGAAGTGTATGAGGGACACTCCTTACGCACTTAAATCATATTTGGAGACATATGATAATACGGTATCAAAATATGTTCCGCTAGAATTATTCCCTGACCAAATATCATTGTTAGAAGATTATGAAAATTTCAATGAAAATATTGCGTTGAAATATAGACAGGCTGGAGTATCGACTGTGACAGCGGCTTGGATATCTAAAAAAATAGCATTTGCAAAAAAACAGAAACCTGAAAAAATTCTAATTATCGCAAATAAATTAGATACATCTCAAGAGATGGCTAACAAAATTAGAATGTTTATTGGACAATGGCCATCTTGGGTTGGAATTGATTTTTCTGTAGATAAAAATTCTCAAAAACATTATAAAACAAATAATGGATGTGAAGTAAAAGCTGTGGCAACCTCAAAGGATGCTCTACGTGGTTTTACACCAACAATCCTAGTATTTGACGAAGCGGCGTTTATTGATGCTGATTCAGACTTTTGGGCGGCTTGTATGGCTTCACTTTCAACGGGAGGTAAGGTAATTGTGGTATCAACCCCAAATGGTTATGATCCAATTTATTATGAAATCTATAACCAAGCAAATAGGAATATGAATGATTTCAAAATATCTGAGATGTATTGGTTTAGAGATCCAAGATATACAAAGGATTTATATTTGGTAAAAACACAGGACATTGTTCATTATCTTTTGAATAAAGAGGAATACCCTAAAGATAGTATTATTAGTTGGAGTGATATACCATTTGAAGAAAGAAATTTTGAAGAATTAAAGCTATTGATGGATACGGGATATAAACCGTGTTCATCTTGGTTTGAGGGTATGGTTAAAAAACTTAAATATGACAAAAGAAAAATTAGCCAGGAATTGGAATGTAATTTTCTTGGGTCAGGTGATAATGTATTCGATTCATTGTTAATGCAAAAGGTAAGAGAGAATTATCTTAGAGAACCCCAAAATAAAATGATAGGTAATTCTCTTTGGATATTCAAGGAACCTGAAATGAATCACAAATACGTAATGGGTGTAGATGTTAGTAGAGGTGATAGTGAGGACTTTAGTTCATTTCAAATAATCGATTTTGATACTAGAGAACAAGTTGCTGAATATGTTGGTAAGTTACCCCCTGATACTATGGCTGAATTATGTTACAAGTGGGGTAATATGTATAACTGTTTTATTGTGATAGATATAACTGGTGGTATGGGAGTATCAACATCAAGAAAGTTACAAGAGATGGGATACAAAAATCTTTACGTTGATGGGGTTGATTTAGCTAATAAGTGGAAATATGACTCCAAATCGTTGGATAAAATACCAGGGCTCAACTTCAATAACAAACGTGTTCAAATTATTGCGTCTTTTGAGGAGGCAATGAGACATGAATTCAAAATTTATAGTTCAAGACTATATAATGAAATGAATACTTTCGTGTATGTCAATGGGAGACCAGATCATCAAAAAGGACAACATGATGACTTGATAATGTCAATTGCAATGGCGACATATGTTGCGGAATCATCATTTAGTAGTTTGGAAAAAGTAACTGAGCAGACTAAAGCGATGATTGAGTCTTGGTCAGTAAGTAACAATGATAATGCACGAAAACAATTGGACTTTAATCCTGTAATACCGTATGGTCAAGAAAGAATCAATCAACGAAATCAAAATATTGGTAAGGAAGACTATATGAAATATTCATGGTTATTTGGAAACCCTAAAAGATAATATTTATAAATAAAAATAATATGGGGTTCATTAGAAGAAAAAAATCAGGTAAAAAGTTTGACGGTACTAAAATGATTGTGGAAGGACAGGGGATATTAACAAAAACTGTTAGTCCTCCTGATAAAATTCCATTCAAGAATAAAACAACGTCATCTAATTCTAATCAAAATCCAAATAATGAATAATTAAAACTATTTAATTATTTGTATTAGTCTCTAAAATTATTACATGGAAAATAAAGAAAAAAATATGACAGTTTGGCAAAGGTTATCACATGCCTTTGGACCGAACGCTTTACTTAATCAAGATTATCCAACGTATAAGTTTGATAAAAAAGAATTATTAAGAACAACCTCCAAACAAGAATATGAGAAGGAGTTATTACAAGCTCAACAATCATATTACCTGTCAGGACAGTGGACTAAAATTGAAAGTAATCTGTATACTCAAGCGGTATATTACGAACCAACAAGATTGGCTTCTTTTTATGATTACGAATCAATGGAATTTACTCCTGAAATATCAACTGCCTTGGACATTTATGGGGAAGAATCTACAACTGTAGATTATAATGGATATATGTTACAAATATATTCTGAGTCCAAACGTATCAAAGGTATCTTGGCAGATTTATTCAATAATGTCCTTGATATTAATACCAACTTACCAATGTGGACAAGAAACACTTGCAAGTATGGTGATAATTTCGTTTATTTGAAGTTAGATCCTGAGAAAGGTGTTGTTGGATGTATGCAATTACCAAACATAGAAATCGAAAGATTTGAACGAGGTATGCCTACAGAAAAAATGAAACAAAATGTTGATACTACTAATCCAGATGCGAAGGGATTAAGGTTCAAGTGGAAAGCTAAAGACATGGAATTTAATTCTTGGGAAATCGCTCATTTTAGACTATTAGGTGATGATAGGAAACTTCCTTATGGGACATCTATGTTAGAAAAGGCTAGACGTATTTGGAAACAATTATTATTGTCTGAAGATGCTATGTTGATATATAGAACATCAAGAGCACCTGAAAGGAGGGTGTTTAAGGTTTTTGTCGGTAACATGGATGATAAGGATGTTGAAGCGTATGTTCAACGTGTGGCGAATAAATTTAAGAGGAGTCAGGTTGTGGATTCAGCGACAGGTAATGTGGATATGAGATTCAATCAAATGGCGGTAGATCAAGATTATTTTATCCCTGTTAGAGATCCGGCAGCAACTAATCCTATAGAAACTTTACCGGGAGGAACAAACTTAGGTGAGATTGCAGAT